CACCATTGTGATTTGAAGAACTCATAATACTATTATTACTACTTTGAATAACGTTAAGATTTGCGGCCAAGGTTGCCGTCCCAGATACTGCCAAGGTGCTTCCAAGTGTGGTTGCTCCTACAATCTCCAAAGTGCTGGAGCCTGATATTGCGCCGACTACTGTTAGTAGGTGGCTAGGGTTCGTCGTTCCAATACCGACTTTGCCATCACTGGTAATTCGCATTTTTTCGCGATCAGTTTCGGGCGTCTGATCGTCAGTCGCAGTATGAAAAACCATAGCAGCATCAGAGTCAGCATCGCTGGCTTCTTCTCTAACAACCGCCACTGTGCCGCCGTAATTAGAACCACCAGTTTCTCCAACATAGAAATCAATTCCGGGCCCGGAACCAATAGTCATGTCAACGCCTTCGTCTGCTACTTGAAGCCTCATCATTTCTACCGTCTGGGGGGACGTAGTTGCTGCCTTATATACGTGAACTGGCGCAGATGGGGATGTTCCGACACCGACATCACTATTAAAGATGCCATTGCCGGCAATGGTGAGGGTACCTGATCCAGATAAGTTCCCGCTTGGCGAATCAATTTTAAATACTTGTGCACTATCTGAATATAGTTGGAAGCTACCGGTTCTAGCGTGGGTGTCTGTTTGATCATCGCCAAAATAAGTTGACCCTGTGGCACCAATCTGTGTGATGTTCTCAATATGATAACTGCTGGCTGATATCGCACCCGTCACAATGAGGGTGCCGGTTAAATATAGTGTGTGCGCGCTACGTCCAGCAACACCAGAGCCTGTATAATATGTTAGATAGGCTGAGCCTGTGGTGGCGCCGCCCGATTCAGTAACAAACTGAAGGGAGTGCGGGGGGCCCGCCGAGCCGGATCCCGCGTTATTCTCACAATCTACATATGCCCAACTAAAAGTGGCCATGGGCTATCCAACTCCAGCAAAGCCTGGAGATCTTGAATATAAGATGGTGCACGTAATTGAATTTTTATTAAGTCTCATTCTCGCTCTCCTTAAAACGTGCTACAGGCTGCCCAGCACTTGGTGTCAGCAGTGACCCCCACAAAAGCAACTCGGTCTAGACCAAAAATCTCAAAGGTCTGGGCTTTGCGTCCAGCAAGTGCCTCGGTTCCGTCATTATCGGGTGCTGTCAAAGCAACTGCATTCCCGGCCACGTCCAGCAGAGGAAACCATCTACTAAATGCGTGGTTATATCCGTATGCCGTAACCGTGCGAGTAGCAGCGGTGGAATCATCTGCTGTTCCATTTCCTACCAAAAGATGTATATATCTTTGATTTTCAGTTGCATACCCGTCGTGAACTGTGGTTAAAGTACCTACCAGAACAACGCCAACTTCGATGCCATTTGTGTTAACTAAACTTTTTGGGCCGCGCGTGCGACCCCAAGTGTGGTATTTAAAATCTGGCTGTGCCATTAAATTCTCCTAATTTAAGTATATTCATTATAAATAGTCATCTCTTTTTTCTATTGCGCCTTTCTTGCGCTCTTAACTTCTTTTGTTGTTCTTTGAAGCGAAATTTGATAGCTTTGGCGCGCTTTTCCTTTTTCTTAACAGAGGGTTTTTTATAATATCTTCTTTCTTTGATCTCTTCAATTAGCCGCTCTTTCTTGGTCTTCTTAAGAAATCTACGAATCATTTTTTCAATGTTGTTTCTAGAATCTCTGGCTGTTACCTTTATGTTGTGTTTCTTTTTCATTGAATTTATTTCATTGATTGCCAGATCTTTGATGCATTTCCCACCAATGAGCGAATGTCCACGCCAGGATCGGCGGGGGCCCCCAAATCAACTGATCCTTCCGGTTCATTTTGCGATTCGTATTGATTCATAGGCGATGTGCCTTCAAACAAATTTACACCATTATATGCGTCTTTCCCGATAGCCTCCATTAACTTTTTTGTATGATCAGTTTTCTTTTGTCTGCGGTTTTCCTTGTGGGGGGCGCGAGTTTTCTGGTTTTGTTCTACTATTGTGCTCGCATTTAAGCCGGTTGCCACTTCAGTTACAATATTAGATAAGAGACCCTCTTCCAAGAGGGTTTCATAAATGCATTCTTTAACTATCGGCTTAATAAGAGTCTTTAAATCAGATTTCTTCATCTAACACCTCATTCAATAGTCGATTAATTTTATCTGCTTTTGTAAATATGTTTGGTTCAGCTAGATTTTTTGCTTCCTTCATCATAAAGGCGCCCGGGGTGGACGGCTCTGAAACAAAATCAAAACAAATCAATTGAAAATCCTCTTCTACAATTGTTCGTCCGTTGTTCTCACTTACTGACCCCATTCCACGTGACGAAATTCCCAATTTAACGCCGTCATTAACTAATTCTCTGAGGATCTTTCCAGAGGGGGTATTGAGGACCTGAACCTTTCCCATAACTGTGTGGTTCTCCATCCATATAGATGTTACCATGTGCGAACAATTTTTTAAATTAATTACTGAGTCGTCGGGGTGGTCTAATTCCCCGAGGGCGCGCCGTTCTTTCACCATTTTCTGATATGTTTTCACTTCTCTCATTAAAATTTCTGGCGGATACATGCGGTTATTCCCATTAAGGACTCCGCCCTCTTGCAGCTTGCCAGTCAAAATCATGCCGCCGTTCGCTACGTAGTGCTTTTCATCTTCGGTTAAAAGATCTTGACAAACTCCACCATCGCAAAGCTCATAATACTCTCTTAATAAAACTTTGCTCACAGCTAACTCCCTTTACAACAATGTCGGACCGGTTGCAGCATCCACTTCTTTGTCCATATGTTTGTATTCATATTTTATTCCTTCATCTCCAAATATCATGTTAAGAACATATGATGTTCCAGATGATAACCATCCCAACAAAAAAAAGTTTACGACGGTTATATCAAAATTAAATAGTTCAGTGAAAGGAGAAAGCAACATCAAAAACCAACCTGCATGAAAACCTATGCACATTGGGCATCTAAAAAGCTCTCCAAGTTTTCCTTCTGTTGGTCTTATTCTGTCAAAAAGTTTGCCATAAACGACGCCTTGGGTAAGCCCGTAGGCCACCAAAACAAAATATAATAACTCCATCAATACCTCTAAATTGTATACAGATAACTTAACGAATAAGGATCGCGGATGTACCCGGGGCGGATTGAGCCTTTTTCAGATGCTTGCGGCACCTCTCCCAATTCAGTTGAATCTTCTTTCTCGGGATGTGTTAATTGTTCATCGTCCATTGCTACAATCGCTTCTATTGCTTCGAAATATGGGCGCTCTTCGTCAATAAATTTTGAAATATTAATTAGCGCCAGCTTGGGAGCTATCGTAGGGTCTTCTGCTGAGGTTTCCAGCATACCCTCCAAAGATCCATAAAAAGAGCCGGCTTGAACTGATTCTGGGATTACGACTCCCTTCTTGTGTAAGTGGGCGAATAGTCTATTTTGTGCGCCGTATACTAAGTCATTCATCGTATTTTTTGGGAAAACAGTAATTTTATTTTTTGAAGGAGACAGAACAATATCAATATCTCCATGATCAAATATCATAAGATCGCCGGCGATACTCTTGCGAATATCAAGTTCTAAAACAACCCTTGATTCGGCGGCTGCAGAGCCAATTTTAATCGCTATGGCCATCAGCGTAAATTTCCTTTACAAGTTTCTGTGTTCTTAATATTGCGAGAAGTCGCTTTTCATCGATAATACTTTCTGTGAGTGTGTCCAGGTTTTTGATCACTTTATTCGTTTTTTCAATCATGCTCTTGTCTTTTAAAATTTCTTCTTTCGTGAGGGCTTTTGCAAGTTTTTCCTTCAGGCGCGCCACTTCTTCATTTAAAAATGTCTTTAGCTCAAGTGCGTTATCCGAGAAAGAAGAAACATAATAATTTAAAAGTTCTTTTTGTTCTTCCAATAAACTGTCCTCGTATTTATTATTAAACTTGCCAACAAATGATTTATAAACCACGTTATCTATTTTATAATCTTCTTGTTTTTCGGATGCTGCTCGAAGCATGCTTTCCGCAATTTGATTTTCTAATATGATTCTATTTTTTGGGGTTGTGTTATCAGCAAATATTTGAGCTATCGTTGCCAATGATTTATAGTTTGGCACAAAATTATTAAATATAGATGTAGATAGTTCTTTGTTTATATCATTAATTAACTTTGTTTGCTGATCAAATAGCTTCTCAGAATCTATGAACTTTCTTTGTATTTTTGATTCTTTAATTATTTTCTCACAAAGGAACCGATTTAAATTTTGATTTTCATATAGCGAGCGATAACAATCCAAGTCTCTCTTAAGGGTCGATGATGGTTTAAAATGCTTCTTTATAATTCTGATTATTGTATTTTTTCTAGCGTGATCTTTTTTTAAGACTGATACTGTTGCCTCTCTAATTAATGCTTCATAAACAAAGGCAGTATTGCGTTTTTTATTGTGCTTTACTTTCATCGTCATCTTTGGTTTTTTCCTTCTCTTTTGCTTCTAACTCAACAATTAAATTGCGGACTGATTCGTTTATTGAAAATATCTTTTCTTCTTCGATCTGTTCTTCTAAAGTATAAATAGGTTCTTGCTGCTCAGGAATCCCGTACGAGAGAGTTTTTAAACCTCCGTAACCTGGAAAAACATTTCTGTTTCCGGGACTGCTCTTTTCTTTCGAGTACTGTGATGCCATATGGCGAGAAATCGGGCCCCTGGTCTTGCGGCCATCTGAATCCACTGGGAAGTACTTCTCGTGTCTGCCGTATGTTCTTGGTGCGTTTCGTGAGCCTGGGGGAACAGCCAAGAGCGCAGACTCCTCGCCGGCGGGGGCTTCGCCAGCCGGGGGGATTTCGCCTTCGGGCCCGGGAGGGATTGCGCCGGCGGGCATTTCTTCTGGGCCGCCGAGACCCATTCCGCCTTCGGGTGCACCCATTCCACCTCCAAGAGCCCCGGCCGTTTCTGCCATGGCCATTCCTTCTGCCACTTGTTGCAAGGATGCATCTTGTTTGCGATCATAATACATCTCCCTTTGGTTCCGAATAAAGTCCTCCGAAGACATTCCAAAAACATGTTCCGATACCCAGCGGCGCGAAAAATATCCTTCAGTGGCGGAGCCTGCAATATCAAACTTTTGCTTCCAGTGCTCTAACTCTTGAAGTTCGGCGATCTTGGAAGGATTGTTGAGGGACAGACTAAAGGCTAGTAAATCATCGCCCCTAAAGCCAAGAGTGTAAAGATGAATAATGCCTATTTTTTCTAACTCTGATATTATAACTCGCTGCAGCCGCTGAATGGTCCTGGCGAACCGGATGTCTTTTTGCGCTAATGTTGTCTTATCTTCTTCAGCGCCTTCTCCCATGGTAAGATATGATTGTGGAACCTTTAGCGCAGAGAACAACTTATCTCGAAGATACTTAATATCATCAATTTGTGTGATGTTCTGGGCCCCGGCGAGAGATTCGATTGTGGTGGCTGAACCTGCGCGCACGGGAATGAAATAATCTTCTTCAATGCTCATCGGGTTATACCGAAGGTCCACGCGGCCGGAGTCTGGATTAACGACGGAGTGTCTCTTGAGTTGACTTACAATTTTTTCCATGTATTGCTCAACCTCTTGAGGCGGAATTGCGCCAACATCGATCTTAAACACTCTTCTTTCTGAGGAGCGCACAACACGATAAGCCATCATGGCGTCTTCCATTAGCACCAATTGTCTCCATATACGACGAGCAGGCTCACAAATAGAAGTACCATATGGAGCATACTTATCATTACCGAGAATACGGAAGTGTGCAATCTGCCAGTTTTCGAAAGTCATACCGGCTGAATTCCACTGATATTGAACATAGTTGGGGTTGGTGGAATCTTCTCCTTCTAATCTTTCAATCTCCGGGTTTGGTAAAGCAATGACAGATTTAACTCCATACTTCTCATCGACATCTAAATATAAAAAGAAATCTCCATACTTGCACATAGTGCGCGCCCAGCCAAAAAGATTATACTGAACATTTAGAATGTTGCTATAAAGGATTTCGAGGACGGCTGTGATTTCTTCGTTCGGACATTTGACATTCAACATTGGACGTAAATCAGAGTATGTTGTCATTTCATCTGCGTAAATATCCATTGTTGAAGCAATCTCTGGCGTATATTCCATTTGATCAAAATCAACATAGCGCTCTGTTCTTCTTTGATTTGCAATCGCGTTTGTCGCAATTGAATCGAGGGGGTTGTATAGGGTCTTTTTAAATTGCTGCCCTGACGCAGTCTTGAACCGTGAGGCGAATTTATCTAAATGTTGTCTTCTAATCCGGCGCCCTGTCTGGGAACGATAGTTGACAATCGGACCTGAGAATAATCTCGTTAATGCCTTGAATAATTTAGATTCTTGGTTTGCGGGGTTCTTGCTGGGTGCTGCCATGTATTATCTCACTTTATAATCCACTTATATTGATCATATAAGTTTTTTGCTTCACTTATCTTATCAAAAATATTATCTTTTTTGTAGCCATGTTGACCTTTAATTTGCGTATTAATGGTTGTTTTAGATTTAATTATTGCGTTGGCGAAAGCTTTTTGATAATTTAAATCGCGGGCGTTGGCTTGAAGCGCTGTGTCTCTGACCCAGCATGCAATTGCTAGCGCCATAATTAAATCATCATTGTATCCTTTCATCGCTTGGGGTTTTCCATTCTTCCAAATAAATGTTTTCATCTCATTTACTATTCGAGACGAATATACTGTAATTAGTTTATTTCTGATAAACTCTTCTAATTTGGCCACTATTAAGGGCCTTGTCTTCATCGATGTTGTAAATCCGGGGATGGCGCTGGTACGTACTTCTGCCTGATGTTGCTCGATATATTCGTGTGTTGACTTAATTGAATGATATAAGTTGGGGTACCCATAATCAATCAATTTATCTAAAACTGAATATCCAATATTGTTGTTCTCCACCACCAGCATGCAGTTGCCATACTCTCTCCCAATCTGGTTAAGCATTCCAGCAAACATGTCCAATGTCGGCTTTCCTTGATATTCGCCAACTATCTCAAGTGTTTCTAATTTTATAATATGGAAAGTTGAATAATCGGCGCCGTCACCCCTGGCCACATCAGCAACCATTAAATAATTACATGTGGGATCAAATTCTTCCCAAATCCAAAAATTACGATCAAATCCTGTTCGATGTTTGGGCTCCTTCACTGTTGTTAAGAGCCACCCCATGCACTCTGGATCAATCACAGTCTCGCCAGAAGTGTTGAAATTGCATTCGAGTTCTTGCGCAATTTGACGCTTGGACATATTTTTAGTTTCTTTCTTATACCAGGCTTCGTCCCTATCTGGATGAACATCCCAGCGAAGCGTCGTCAGATGAAAATTGTTTGTGCCACCTTCTGCATCGGCGCACACCTTATGAAACCAATTGCCCACGCCATTGGGGGTTGAAAGCGCAATGCAGCGGCCGCCGGTCGATAGTGTGGGATATAGGCCGGTCCACAGTTCCTCAAGATTTTCGATGTGAGCGGCCTCGTCAAGAACCAAAAGAGACAACGCTTCTGAACGGCCGGCGTCACCGGAGGTAGAGGCGGCTTTAATCGATGAACCATTGGAAAGCTCAAAAGATGTCCTGTTGTCAACACCAATCGTGGCTATTTTTAGCCAGTCTGGCAAATTGCGCATGATGCTCTTCACTTTCTTAACAAGGTTGCCGGCTGTCGCGAACTTGGTTGCCATGACAAGAATGGCTTTATCTCTGTGGAATAACATCATCCAAACAACGTAGCCCGCTGTAATCGTTGAAATTCCAAGCTGTCGCGCTTTTAATATAACGTTGAATCTATAGTCGTTAAACTCTTTGAGCAAACCATCTTGGAAGTCGTATGTATCAAATAAAATCAGCCCGTGCATCGGGTGTGATATACGGGCGTATGTGTTAAGAAAGTAAGACGGATCTTTGCCGCACTTTAAAATCTCTTTGACTCTTTGTTTTTTGTCTAATTGGAAACTCATACATCTTTATTTTAGTAGTAATCTTCCGGGCGCTCCATTAACTCAACCAAAACGCCAAGATCGTTCTTGATCGTGTCCATTTTCTCTAGCACCCCATTTACAAGGTCCGAGATACCAAGTCTCTCCATCGCTCCCTCGTCGAACAAGGGCACTAGATTTTTGCCATATTTCCAACGAAAATTGACATCCACATCGCCGACCACTTCAACTAGACCTTCCTGTACTTCGAGATGGGCGCCCAGCAACTTGTATAGCTGATCGGAAACCAGACCTCTCTTGGCGCCATCACCTGCGACATCGCGTAAATATTCGTCATCATTCTCCCCTTGGCGCGGTGATTCCGTGAGGGTGCCTCTGATCATTGTCTTGAGGTCTTCTAATTGAAAATCGTCGGCGGGAGTTTCGGACTCCTCTTTGATATACTCTTCCATAATGATTCGATAAAGATCTTTGCGAGATATTTGCATGCGGTTACTCTCCGCTGGTTTTTGGGCGCTTATCGTTCTTGGGGCGCTTGCCTAGACCACCTTTATCGAGAAAGCTTTGCCAGCCATCTTGTAGTTTGTCGTTTGAATATTGAGGAACAGTTTCTGCCTCGCTGCCTTTTATAATGAAGGTTTTGCCGGCAGTAACCCATGATCGTACGCGGGATGAATTTTCTACGCGAACATCAATATCGCCTTCTTGCTTGAGTTTCACAGAGCTTCCCGTGACCTTCCGATATTCTTTCTTTAGAAATGAAAGAATATCCGTGAGTCTTTGGTCGATCTCGCCTTCAAAGCCTTTCGCATAGACTTCTTTTAATTGTACTTCGGCGTGGTATGACAAAACCATCTTGTTGCCGAAGAAGCGAACGTTGAAGCCATCCATAACTCTCTTATCGATTAAAGGGTTGCCTTGCTCGCGTTGGAGACCGACTTCTACAAGCTCACCTTCACTATCGCGGGCGCCATCATAAGAGTTTGCGGCTGCTTGTGATAGACCTTGGATTATGTCATAAATGGATGCCATTGTTTACTTCTTCCTTCTGATTCTAATTACGCGGCGCTTCTTGCCTTCTTGCGCTACACGGCGCCTCTTGCCTTCTTGCGCGGCCGCTTTGCCGCGCTGGCCGGCGGCGCCGGCGCCCCACGAGGAACCGAGCTTGCGGCCTTGTGACAACGCCGTCACGCCACTTGGGCCGGCGGGGGCGCTTTGTGATCTCTGTACTGGCGGCCGTCGCTCACCTCCTGGCATTGATGCGGCCATCTCGGCAGACTTCTTCGCGCGATCTCTGGTCTTGGTGCGCGCGGAGCTAGCTATTCTTTGAACATCTGATTCGTCTATACCCATTTCGAGCATCAGGCCGGCAAGGAACTCGGCGCGGTTCATGGGAGGTTGCTTTCCGATTATCTCTTTCATCACAACTAATGCTTGCTGGACGCGGGGGGCCTTGAGTTGCAGCTTAAGTGCTGCGCCGCCTGTAAGCTCCCCTGCGGCTGCCATGCCGATGGGCTCTCCCAACTCCTTGCCGGGGCCGACACCGGATGGGTCAGACTTGGAAGGGGGCGGGCCCCATTCCCCCGGGGCCTCTACAGAGCCGCCGGCTGCTCCGGACGTGCGGCGCCCTTTGCTGAGAAGGCCTAGACGCTGCGCGGCCGATTTTGCCCATCCGCGGACCTCGTCGAGTTCTCCCTCTTCTTCAAGAACTTCCAAAATGAGTTCTTCTAATAATTGTTTATTTATTTGCATTTTTTGGTCTCCATCCTTTTAACCATCTTTCCTCTCTATCATCAACATATTTAATATAACAACCGTGGCAGCAATCAAATTTAGTGATACAAACATCGTCCATGGATTTCTTTGGAAAAGTTCCGCAAACAGAACAATATTTTAGAGACTCTCTATTAAGTAGTTTTTTTGTAACCTTTATTCCATTTATATCTATTTTCTCTTTCCATTCTTCATTTTTCTTGATTTTCTGATAAAATTCTTGCATCTGGTGCAGGTATTCTTTCTCTTTCTCATCAGTCCAATTTGAGTTCGGATTTACTATTGCTTCGTCACCATATTTTTCGGCAATTGCTTTCTCTGTGGCGGCGATATTGTTTAGATTTTTATCTTTCATCGAACGCCTTGTATGCTCCATATGTGGCTGCGGACCCAATTACGACTCCGCCGATAAGCCACCACGCCTTGTTGCGCGGAGATGTCTTTTTTAATGACTTAACAAGTGATTGTATTTCTTTATCTTTTTGTACAATGAACAAATCATATTCTTGAGAAAGTGCTTTGTGTTCTATTCTTAAACTTTCGATTTCATATCGGTGAAGTTCTCGCTGCTTGCTTAGTTCGTATTGCACCACACCATCGCATGCATATTGAAACCGATCATAACCCGAGAGTGTCTCTGCTGTTGCTAGTTTATTAAACAAAACGCCCTCAAAGGGGGCACACTGGTTCTCTCCTAAGATGGTGAATTGGGCTGTCTCAGCATGTGCCGGAGACGAGATCATTAATAGCAAATTAAGGAGAAACATATTCAAACCCGAGCGTGGTCTCTATATCTTTAATTAGTCCTTTTTTATCTTCGCTGAACTTTCTTGCATATTCTCGTGTTTTCTTTTCTCGCTCTTCTTCCAGTTCAACTAATGTTCTCTCGTAATCTTTTTCAATCGCAGCTATGGAATTAAGATAGCTTTCCATAAGCAGCTGCTTCTCTTCTATCTCTTGCTTGTGAATCTCTTTGAGTCCTTGAATCTGGGCTTCGTTAGACTCAACCATGGTTGTATATGCTGATTCCATTAGATGATAATCATAACGAGTCTTTAGGACTATCACCGCAGCTAGCAATACTATTGCAATTATTTTCCAATGTCTGAAAACAAATTCTAAAATCTGTTTCTTAATCATTGTATCCTCGCAATCTGGCTATGGCGTCAATAATTGTCTGACCACCGATATAGATCGCTGAGATGATTACCCAATCCTCACTGGTCACGTGACCTGTGAATGTTAATGTTGTCGCCGTTGACCATACTAGTAGTTTACGGGATGTTAGTTTTGCTAGCCATGTGTCAACGAATGCTTTTGTTGTTGCCATCATTTTTTACCTCTCTTTTTCTTTGAAATTTCGACTGCTGCTAGCTGTGCTAGCGCAGCCTTTTTTGGTTTTGGTTTTTTAGATAGTTCTCGGCCACTTGAACACGATGCCGCCTTATAGCCGCCTTTGACCTTCTTAATTTTTTCATCTAGATCAAACATGTCTGATGGTGCGGGCTCGCCGAAACTTGCGTGATGCAAAATCTCTATTGCCTCATTCAGAATTTCATTCAAAATCTTCTCTGCAGCATCTTCAGAAAGGCTTTCTATATCGACCTGAACCTTTCCTCGTATTGCCAAAAGCGTATCTCGGGCGCCGCGGTGTTCTGGTTCAGGTTCGGTGGCTTCTGGGGTTATTTTGCTAAACAGTCGCGATGCCCAGTCCTCTGAGTCGGGATTATATGCTTCTTCTATCTCTTCTTTGATGATCTGCCTAAGTTGGGACTTGGTGATCTTCATTTTTTTCCTTCGTTAAAACTATCTAGCTGCGACAATGCTTTGGATCTTTCTCTTTCATATGATTTAAATTTCATGTCAAAGTCATTCAGCAACGCCCTTAAGCTATTGTCAAGTTTTGTAAATGCCCTCATCATCTCCAAACCGTCTTTTTGTGAGATTCTAGTAAACTCCTGATAGGGGTTTTTTCCTTCGACTTGTTCATGGGTTGGTTTGAGTACTGCATCATTCCTCACCCACTCCGACGCTTTTCTGTAGTGCATTGCCCAAGCCTCCAGCCTTCTTTTAAATTCATCCATCTTTTCGACAGGAATTTTAGCGTACGCAGTTTCTTCTAAAACATGCTCAGTTTCCTCTTTAATGATCTGCTTAAGTTGGGATTTACTAATCTTCATCGCGACGTTTCCCCCCCCTATCCTTTATATATTGAATTATATGCTTGTCCAAACTGGGGTTGATGAAGTCGGGCGATGTACCTTGTAGTCCCCATGCTTTCTTCGCCCATTGATAATCCTCATGTGGCTTTAGCTCACTCATATTTCTAATGTGTTCAATGAATTCCTGATTTCCTTCTGGCCTGTCTTCGTTGTTAACTCCGTCAAGCACCCGGGAAATGGTGGTGCCCCCGACTATGGAACCCCGGGAGTAGCCGCCATATCTCTCCCACATTTTTTCGTATAAACGGGCTGCATAGCGAAGATCTTCAGTAGACGGCTCTCCGTGCACTATTGTATTAAATACATGATCCGGCTTCTTCATAAAGTTTTTGATAGCTTCTGCCAATTCTGACCATACGTCATATTCAGAATCCCATGAACCTTGTGGTCTGTCCCGGCCAACTTCTCCGCGGCGGGAGCCGCGCCTAGGCATTCTTTCATTCAAAACCTTTGAAAGCTCTTCTTTAATAATCTGCTTAAGTTGTGTCTTTGTGATTTTCATTGTGTTTCTCCTTCTTTAATAATCTGCTTAAGTTGGGATTTTGTGATTTTCACTTTCTTTGTGCTTTGGCGCGCAATCGGAGCGCTGCCGGGGATCCACCAACCGGATCAGGCGGCGGGGTGCTGACGTAGATGGCTTCCTCTTCTTCTGGTGGTGGCTCTGTTGGTTCTTCAAGTTCCTCGGGTTCCGTTAACGGTTCTTCAACTCTTGCCAATCTCACAAGCGCCCGAAGATCTTCTCGATGGTGCGGTAACAGGGTATTAAAATATTTTTTAACAATTCGCAAGACCAAATCCCACTTCTCATCGGGTGTATCGGTCCACGTGGTATGTTCGTCAACATATCTCATGATTTGATCGACACCGGTCTCATGGCCAGTAGAAGGCGATGTTGAGTGTTTCGGAAGTTTTTCCTTCTCAATATCGATCCATCGCTCTTTGAGTACTTTTTCAATCTCTTCGTTGATAAGCTGTTTAAGTTGTAGTTTTTTGATTTTCATTTTCCTTTCCACCATTTTGTCTTTTGTTTTTCAGGAGAACATTTGGTTCCTGCGGGACACCACTTGTATATATTAGATAAGTAGTCACTAAGTTCTTCTTTGATAATCTCTTTAAGTTGTGATTTGGTGACTTTCATTTTGGATGTATCCAACTTTCGCCACCGGCTTTGTATTCGGCCTCTTTCGCGCCCGTGGCTGCTTTGAGCGTATTCAAAGCTTCGTCACCGCCCAATGCCTTAAATATGCCATACATAATCTCGATGGCGTTCTCGCGCTGGCCGGCGCGCCTTGTGGTGGCACCAAGCAGGTAGATGGCCATGCTCGCAGCAGTCTGCACATCGTTTTCATTAAGCAGCTTTGCTGTCTCTTCATTGATAATCTGTTTAAGTTGGGATTTGGTGACTTTCATTTATTCGCCGATCCCCAATGATTGAAGGGTGGTCATTGGCGTTTTGCTGGCGCCGGCGCTTCCGGGTGTGGGCTGGCGGATTCCGTGTCGGCGTTTGCGGGCGCGTTCAAAGCCGGTCTGCCCTTCGCGGTCGACTCGTCCGGTGGTACGCAAAACGTCATCTCGTAGATCAGTCAAAGCGGCGCGCAAATCTTTATTTGGTTCTTGTCGTATTCTTCTGGTTAACCATTTTTCTATTATTTCGGAATTGCTATCGTCGATTTTACCTTTTTCAAGTTGGGCACCCACCGCATTTGCAAGTGCTCTGGAATCTGATATGTTGTGAATGCCCAATATTTCCATGGGACTGTTCTCTTCATTTAAATCTCTATACGTCGTCTCGTGTAAAAAATACCGAGGGTCGATTCTTTTCTTGTTTTTTCTTATAGCCATTGTAATTCTCCTTAAATTTAAATAATCGTCTATCGCAATTCTCGTTTGAGCCATTGGGCGTTAACGCCGGGCCTAAGTTGATCTGCGGTGGGTTGGCTCGGCCACGACTTGCCCCCCTTGGATCTCATTTTGTCGGCAACGGGCCCATACCATGTATTAAGGTAGGCGGCTGCTTGCTCTTCTCCTAGGCTGCCAGCGAACATCGGGGCCCAGATTTCTTTCCCGGTCTGACGATCGATCACTCCCAACTTAACGCCCCAGAATAATACGTACATCAACAATTCCCCTATGGGCTTGTTTGTTGGCATTCCTACTGTTGCGATCTTATCGCGCCAGGATGGAGCCGTGGCTTCGTCGCTAGTGTCTTCACCTGTTCCTACTTGGTAGGCCGATTCGCTTGTTAAACTTGCCTCGACTTCATCCTCATCTCTATATGTCGTCTCGTGTAAAAAATACCGAGGGTCAATTCTTTTCTTGTTTTTTCTTATAGCCATTATAATATTCCTTTTAAAATTCTATCTCAACATTATCATCATCGATTTCTGACTCTTCGGCTGTTCTTTCTTTTTGCCATTCTTTAGTATACAACTCAACATTCTCGTTGAGATAGTGTTCAAAAATCTCTTTTGATGCATCATCCGGAAGACTGTTGTACAATCCGGAGAACAAAGTCACCACTTCCTTTACTTTGTCGACTGCCCATTGTTCAGTCCGTTCATCCTCTGCTAAATGAACTCGCCAATTTTCAAATAGTTTCTTCATGTTGTTAATCCATTCATACTTAGTATTTTATTTAGGTTGCGGCACGTCTTGTCCGCGTTCTTGGGTATCATTATTTTGAATATAATACGTTTGCTTTTCGTCATCCCATCGTGCACGATTTGGCCAACCTAA